GCAAGTATAAGGGTCGTGAAACTGAGCGTGACCGTGTTGAACGCGACATCTTCGCAGCACAGCGGGATGGACGCATCATGCAAGCAAGCTAAATCTAGGAGACTACCATGTCTTTCCCCGTCGCCTCTGGTCGCCCGAACTACGCGGGCAACTTCATCCCCGAAATCTGGTCAGGTAAGCTGATCCAGAACTTCTATGACGCCACTGTTCTGTCGGCTATCTCTAACACCGACTACGAGGGTGAAATCCGCCGCATGGGCGATACGGTTAACATCCGTACCACCCCGGAAGTCACGATCAAGACCTATGTGAAGGGTCAGACCCTCTCGGTCGAGAACCCGGACAAGCCGAAAATCCAGCTTTCCATCGACAAGGGCGAGTACTTCGCCTGCATCGAGGACGACGTGGATAAGGTTCAGTCGGACATCAACCTGATGGATACTTGGTCCAAGGACGCTTCTGAGCGTATGAAGATCAAGATCGACCAGCGTGTGCTGACCGACCTCCTTCCCGGCATTGCTGCTGCCAACAAGGGTCTGACCGCTGGTCGCATCACGGCCAATTTCGATCTTGGCACCACCGGCAACGCGGAAGCCATCACCTCGTCCACCATTCTCAACTATATTATTGATATGGGGACGGTGCTGGATGAGGCTAACTGCCCGGAAGGTAATCGCTTCATTGTTCTCCCGGCTAAGGCTATCGGGATGCTCAAGAAGTCTGACCTTAAGGACGCCTCTATCACTGGCGACGGCACGTCCATCCTTCGTAATGGGCGCGTTGGCATGATCGACCGCTTCACGGTCTACATGAGCCACAACCTCCTCACCAGCGGCACCGGTGCTTCTAAGCAGTTCAACGTCATCGCCGGTCACAAGATGGGCTTCACGTTCGCCTCTCAGATGACCGAGATGGAGACGATCCGTTCGGAGAGCACCTTCGGTAACATCGTGCGCGGTCTTCAGGTTTACGGCTATCAGGTCGTGAAGCCGGAAGCTCTGGCTCATGGCGTTATCACGCTCTAATTAGCGGGGGCTTTGGCCCCCGTTTTTCACAACCCACTCTGAGGAGTAATCTCCATGGCTACGTATACTGATACCCTTGGCTTCAACAAGGGTTCTGCCGCCCTCCCCGCCGATGCTCTGAATAAGTGTCATCGTGTCGAAGTTGTGCTTAACTTCCCGGCTATCATCGCTGCCCGTCTGGCCGCTGGCGCTACGGCTCTGGCCGCTTCCGATGTTCTGGAAGTGATCCCCATCCCCGCTGGCACCCTTGTGTCCAACGTCGGTATGGAAATCGTCACGGTTGGTGCTTCTGGCTCCATCTCGATTGGTGACGGCTCTGCCGCTGCCGGTTATCTGGCGGCGACTGTTAGCACCTCTACCGGATACTTCGGCGGTGTTCCGACGCTTCCGTCTACGTATGCGTCAGGTGCTTACGCTCCGACCCTGTCCAACGGCAAGGTCTACGCTGCGGCTGACACGATTGACATCACGATCAGCACGGCTGTTCCGTCTGCCGCCGTGGTCCGCATCTTCGCCACCATGACCGACATAACGTAATCCGATGGGGGGCTTCGGCCCCCCACCCTTTTCTTTTTCGGAGGATAGTATGGCGAACGTAGTAGCTAATCATATCGACGCGACCGGCACCCTAGTCTCCGGTCGTCGCAACCTACTCGGGTATCAGGTAATCGGCGGCGGCACTGCCGGTGACGTAATCTTCCGCGATGGCGGCGCTTCGGGTACGGTCAGGTTGCAGTTTAATGTCAGCACGGGAATACAGCCGGTTCAGTTGACCCTCCCTGCTGATGGCATCTTGTTTGTCACTGATATCCACGTCACACTACCGACCAGTGCAAAAGCCACAGTATTTACTGAGGCCGTGTAGTCGTGGCGAAAACCCCAGCATGGCAGCGCAAGGAAGGTAAGAACCCCAAGGGCGGTCTGAATGCCAAGGGGCGGGCTTCCTACAACGCAGCAAACCCCGACAAGCCGGGGCTTAAGGCTCCGCAGCCTGAAGGCGGATCACGCCGTGACAGCTTCTGTGCCCGTATGAAGGGCATGAAGAAGAAGCTTACCTCGGCCAAGACGGCCAACGATCCGAACTCTCGTATTAACAAGTCCCTGAGAGCGTGGAACTGCTGATGAAGACCAAGGCCCAGAAGAAAGTCTCCAAGGTGATGCGCGAGTTCAAGGCGGGCACACTCCACAGCGGCATTGATCCGAAGGGGCCGAAGAAGGCACCCGTGGTCAAGAACCGCAAGCAGGCCATTGCCATCGCGCTGAGCGAGGCCGGTGTAGGGCGGAAGAAGTGAAGAAGCCAACCAAGTCCAAGGTCAACGAGGCCGGGAACTACACCAAGCCGAGCCTCCGCAAGCGCCTGTTCAACGAGATTAAGGGCGCAGCGGTGCAGGGCACAGCAGCCGGTCAGTGGTCTGCCCGCAAGGCTCAGCTTCTGGCAAAGAAGTATAAGGCAGCAGGCGGGGGTTATACGTCGTGAAGGCTCCCCAGAAGTCCCTCAAGGACTGGACCGCCCAGAAGTGGCGTACCAAGTCCGGTAAGCCGTCCTCCAAGACCGGAGAAAGATATTTACCGGAAGCGGCGATTAAGGCATTATCCTCCGCAGAATACGCGGCGACAACCGCAGCGAAGCGCAAGGGTATGAAGAGCGGCAAGCAGTTTGTGCAGCAGCCAGACAAGGTTGCCAAGAAAACAGCGAAGTACAGATAGGGACCTACCATGGCAAAGAAGCCGATGATGAAGTTCACCCCCTGCTCCAAGTGCCCGTCGCCCGCCAAGTGCAAGGCTGCTGGCAAGTGCATGATGAAAGGCAAGAAGTAATATGAGTAAGTTTCTCCGCAACAAGAACGACGGCTTTATCTACCCGTGGAATGAGTACCTCGCGGCAAATCCTCTCTGTGAGGAAGTGACCGAAGAGCAGGCGTTCCCCGAGAAGTTCGAGCCGAAGGCGGCGAAGGGCCGTAAGCCCAAGGTCAGCCTGACTACGGATGATATCCCCGAGTCACCGCAGGATGACCCGATGGCAGACCTCAACGACGAACTGACGCGGAAGACGAAGGTATGATCCTCTCCGACGTAATTACAGAGGCCCGGAAGCTGCTTCAGGATACGAGTTCTGAGGCAAGCCTTCGGCGTTTCGCGGATGGGGTGCTCTTGGGGTTTGCCAATCAGACCTTGAAGCGCATTGCCCTGATCCGCCCGGACCTCTTTTCTTACGTCGGAACCATTACCTGCACGGCTGGCGAGGTTCTCCAGTCCGCACCTTCCGACTCTATCCGCCTCATGGAAGTCTTCCGTGTGCAGGGCGGCAGCGCCGTGCGCGAGACCAACCGGCAGACCATCGATCAGACTTACCCCGGCTGGGTGGACGCCACCGCTGGCGCTACGGTCAACTGGATGCGGCACCCCCGCAACCCGAACAAGTTCTTTATTTATCCAAAGGCACCCGCTGCGCAGGTTCTGATTGGTGAGTACGCTAAGGCCCCGCCTGACTACGCCAGCGGAACGACGGTAGAGCTTCTGCCCGACGCCTACTTCACCACTGTGGTGGACGGCACGGTATTCTTGGCCGAGAGCATCGACAACGAGCATGTGACCAACGGTCGCGCCAAGATGTTCTTCGACAGCTTCACCGCCAGCCTCGATACCAACTACAAGACGCGACTCTTCACCGATCTTGATAGCGGTGGTCTGGACAAGAGGGACCTGCCCTGATGGCTACGCGCACGTTTATCTCACTCGAAAACAAGCTGGCGGCGAACGTGCCGGGGTGCCCGCGTCCGACGATTGAGCAGTTTGTGCGCGATATCGCCATCGAGGTCTGCGAGAAGACGCTCGTCTGGCGCTACGAGCAGGATATCATCCCTCTGACTGCTGGGGTCTACGAGTACGACTACGAGGTCCCAACCGACAGCGAAGTCGTTGCTATCATTCACTCAGCACTACTTGGGGATAATATCTTTAAGGAAACACTCAGGCCGGTTTCGCAAGAAGACCTGCATCGGCTGTATCCCGACTGGCCTTCGACCGATGTTGGTCGGCGCAGTTCACCGCGTGTTCTCAGCCAGTTCGATCCCGATCACTTCGTGGTCGCACCGGTTCCAGACACCGCGCAGGTGTATTCGATCAAGATGTTCTTGGCTCTGCGTCCTACGCCGTCAGCTACGACGATGGATAAGACTGCCATGGATGAGGTCGAGCAGTTGATCACCCACGGTGTACTGCAACACCTGCACACTATACCTGATAAGTCATGGACAGATTACGGTGTTGCGTCCTACCACGCAAAGCAGTACACATATAAGACAGCGGCCCGCCGCGCGAAGGCCAATCTAGGTGTTGCGCGGGCCTCCCTTACGGCGCAGATGCGCCCGCTTGAATAGGTGGCATGATGGCTGACGTTATCAAGGTTGTTCAGGGTAATACGAAGCCGCTGATCTCTCTGACGCTCACCGACGATGCGACCGGAGACCCGTTCAATCTTTCTGCTGTCACAACGACTGTTAGTATTAACTTTCGTGCAGCCGGTTCGACAGCTACGCCGCAGGTAATTTCCTGCGCCAAGACGGACGCCGTGAACGGTAAAGTGCAGTTCGACTTTTCAGGTGGTATCCTCAACGTAGACCCCGGACTGTACGAAGGTGAGATTGTTGTCAGCCTAGACGGTGCGACACATACAGTGTATGACGTTCTTAAATTCCGCGTTCGTGCGGATTTCTAAATAGGAGATAACTATGGCACTTCAGTATTCAGTTGCAGTTCGCAACGCCCAGCTTGATGCGTTCGAGTCCACGACAGGAGTTTCCGCTATCCTTCGTATCCTTTCGGGTACAGTACCGGCGACTTGTGCTACGGCCCAGACCGGTACGCTTCTGGCATCACTGTCCCTCCCGTCCGACTGGATGGCCGCTGCTGCGTCTGGTTCCAAGGCGCTTGCTGGTACGTGGCAGGACACCTCTGCTGACGCTACCGGCACCGCCGGTCATTTCCGTATCCTCGACTCGACCGGCACTACCTGTCACGCGCAGGGCACCATCACTGCAACAGGCGGCGGTGGCGATCTTACACTCGATAACACGTCCATCGCTTCCGGTCAGACGGTTACTGTAACCAGCTTCACGCTTACCGCTGGTAACGCATAAGGTTGATTTCCTATGCCTGACGTTTTTAACCGTGTGAGGATGACGACCGCGACGACGGGTACGGGCACGATTACGCTCGGCTCCGCTGTTTTGAAGTACCAGTCATTCGCAAACGCTAGCGTCGCAAACGGAACGGTGGTTCACTATACCATCGAAGACGGCACGGCATGGGAGATCGGCACCGGCACCTACACGGTAACGGGAACAACGCTTTCGCGCACACTGGTTCAGAGTTCGACAGGTTCTCTACTTAACCTGTCGGGCAGCGCGGAGGTGTTTATTACTGCACCGGCGACGGCGTTCAGAAACCTAGACGCAATCGACCCCGCCACGGCGCGCACGGCTCTCGGCGTTGGCACCGGTGACAGCCCTCAGTTCACTGCAATCAATGTCGGCAATGCAACAGATACGACGATAACCCGTGTTTCAGCAGGCGTGATTGCTGTTGAGGGCGCGACACTTGCCACGCTTGCGTCTCCCGCACTCACTGGCACGCCCACGGCTCCAACGGCTGCTGCGGATACCAACACCACTCAACTTGCTACTACAGGTTTTGTTGTTGCACAGGCGTCTTCTACTACTCCTGTGATGAACGGCACTGCGGCTATAGGAACGTCCCTGCGGTATGCCCGTGC